AATTTCAAAACCAAGCCAGCAACTACGCGAACGAACAGCTTAGGCAGAATGCTAACTTCAATGACATGCAAGCGGATTTGCAGCGCAATTCCGCGACCACGCTTCTTGACCAAGCAAAATTTCAAAATCAAGCTAGCACATACGAGAACGAACAACTGAAGCAGAATGCTAGCTTCAATGACATGCAGGCGGATTTGCAACGCAATTCCGCAACCATGCTGCGGCAACAAGCAGAACTAGAAGCCAAGCAATCACGCGACCAAGTGGATCGTATACGCGCCGAGAAGGATCGCATCCTTGGATTACAAAAAAGCAAGTATGCCGCAGGAGGAGTCACTTCCGAGGGTTCTCCATTAGCTGTTTTGGCTGATACCGCCAACGAGTTTGATATTACCGTTTCTAACGCAAAACAGATTGCCACATTTGAGTACAACAAAAAACGCTACGAAGCAGGCGTCATCGATCACAACGCAAAAGTGACCAACTTTGAATCGGGTCGGATGCGCGACCAAGCTGAGATTAACAAGGGTATCGGTGAATACGAAATGATGTCCGCTGAACAAAAAGCATCCGTCATCGATTATAACGCAAAAGTGACCAACTTTGAATCGGGGCAGATGCGCGACCAAGCAGACATCAACACGTTGATAGGCGCATACGAAATGATGTCGTCGGGATTAAAGGCCGGAGTCAATCGATCCCTAATTGCCTTTGAAGACATCGGACAAAAGAATGCGGGAGTCCTCGATTCCTCCCTCATTGCATCTCAAGCCAACTCAATGCGAAATGAATTCGATGCAAACGGACGTATGCTTCAGTTCAATTTGAATCAAAATCTCTTTGAGTCTGGAATGAATGCTTCGGCGGCAAAGATGCAATTCAATGACGCAAAATTTGCAGAAGAAGCCGCTGGCGCAGGATACCGAATCGCGATGCGTCAAGCCGCCATTGAGCAACGGGCAGGCATATCTCAATCGCGGGGAACCATGATGGCCGGGTACGGGTCCGCACTCTCCAACATTTCGCAGGCCGGTTACTACGGATCGCAGGCCGCAAGCGGATCGGGGTCTGGTGGGGGGAACGGCAAAGCAAAAGGCACATCAACAGCAACAGGAAAATAACCATGCCAGCGATCAAACTTACAGACATTCCCAATGCCGGAGGAATTATTGCTCCACGGTTTGCCCAACTCGGCGGGTCCGCAGCCATGGACCCCAACGCCATGCGCGGGGTCGCCAAGGACATGCAGTTGCAGACCTACAACCTCAACGCCTTTGCGGGCGAGGCCATCGGCATGGGCAAGATCGGTGACGCGATGAGCGATGCCGCCACCCTCGGCATCCGCTTCGCGACCAAGATGGCCGAGGCGAAGGAGAACGATGACCAAACCCGTGCAGATACCCTCATGCGGATCGCCCTTGAGAAGCAGGCCAATGACCAAGACACGACTCCTGTCGAGAAATGGCAAGAGAAGTGGGCATCGAATGTCGCTGATACCAGAAAACAAATCTCCGAGATTGGAATGTCCAAAAACACATTCGCTAAACTCTCCCCAACAATGGACCGATGGGCTGAGTTATCTAAAGTCAAAATCGAAGGACAAGCTAACCAGAAGCGTATCGAAGGATACCGCATGAACACCAAGGCCAACGCTGTAAAAAAGATGGCCGATGATGACTATGAAGGCGCATTTGCCGCCATTGACGAAGGGGTCAAGAAAGGAGTATTTTCTGAAGAACAAGGCAAGCTTGAAAAAGCCATGATGCAGGATGATATCATCCGCAAATCAAAGGTGCAACGTGACGCCAATGTCGCAAGCGACATTATCAAAAACCCCATCGGCGCAGAAGCAGATTTGGAGAAAGCAATACAAACAGGAAAGTCAGAACTCTTCCCACACCTCACTGAGAAATCCGACTTGGTTCGTGCCTACAGCAACGCTCGCAGCGAAGCCAGCGTCTACCGCAACAACATCGAGGATGACGTGGATCAATTGATCCTGTCTGGACAAATGACCAAGCCAGAAGACATCCGCAATGTGGCAGAAGGCGTCTTGCCAGAGCGCCGGATTCTGGCGGCGATTGATACGCTATCCAAGACCCCAGCGGAAATGGAAAAAGCCCTCGCCATGCGCCCGACATTGCTGGCCATGGTCGATGCCTACGATGCAAATAAGGACGACAAGAACCGCTCCGAATATCTTAAAATAAAAGACTCCATCCGCCAACTTCCCGAAGGCGAGCGTGGCGAACTCCTCTCCTCTCTGCGGGACAAGTGGAACAACCCAAAAGAGACTACCCCAGTCAACGAAGCGACATCTCAACTCAAGACCCTTTTCACCAAAGGCCAATTCGGAACATGGAAAGAAGATGACGGCAAGATGGCAGATGCCGAAGTGCCGAAATTCCTCGCCGCAGGAAAGAAGTTTGCCGGGTTCAAAAGCAACTTGGAAAACTGGGCCAAGGCAAACCCCAAAGAAGCAAGGGACCAAACCAAGGTCTACGAAAAGCTCAACGAAATCCTCAAGGCAGATAAAGAAATACAGACACCCAAGTCCGGCGGGTCGTCTTGGTGGTATCCGAGTTCATGGTTCGCTCCATCCAAGCCAGCCATTTCGACCGACGATGTTCGCAAAAAGGCCGACGCCCCACCGAAAACCTCCAAGGCCGATGGCATCAACAAAAAATCCTCCAAGGAGGACATTGCCAAAGCCGAAGGGAAAGTGACGAGTTATGGCTTCAAAGGAGATGCCCACTCGGATTCTAATTCGCGTGCCGGAATCGGGGCTTGGGACAACAAGCTCAAAGAAAACTCGCTTGCCATCTCGCCCGATATCGAAGGCAAATTCAAAGCCGCAGGAATCGGCGAGGGCGACCCCGTGGAACTCACGCTCGCCGATGGATCAACCGTGGTTCGCAACTGGGATGACCGCACCATGCAGGACAAGCAAGCCATCGAAAAATTCGGCAAACCTCTCACTGGTCGCTTCGACTTCCATTCGCCGGGAGGAAAACAAAAGAACGATGGCATGGCTGTCCTGTCCTTCCGTAAAGCCCCCAACGCTTAATTTTACATGATCGACATCATTGACGACGACACAGCAACCACATACTACAACGACCTCGACACTTTGGAAGGAGCAGAGCGTGACTCCCGCGCCGAGGCGCTTCGCCTCTGGGCCGACCAGAAGGATGCCGACCAGAAGCGCGAGCAGTTCGACACGCTCAACAAAATCTACTCCGACTTCGATGGCTATGTGAACGAGGCTGGGTTGCAGGATTTCGACGAGGATTCCCGCTACCGCACCGCCAACCGGCAGTTCATCGCCTCGCAGTTCGACCAGACCCCGGAGGAGCAGCAGGAAACATACCCTTCCTTCCGAGACAAGTGGACAGAGTCAGTAGCTGGGAAAAATGGACTTTCAGAGAAGGAAACCTTTGGCCTCATCAAGCAGGGCATTGACGCCCGCAACGAAGTGTCCGAGGCGGCAAACCAAATCCCCGGCGACATCGCCCTTTCCCTATTCGACTCCATCGGTGGTGGCGATCCCGTGGATGTTCCCAAACTGATCGAGACTTGGAAGACCAAGAACGCCGAGGCGATCAAGAAGCTGCCTCCGGGATGGGAAACCCCGCTCTTGGAATCCGCGCAAGCCTTCCACACCGAGACCGAGGGCATGCTCCGCGACTACGCCGAGCCTCTCAAAAAGGTCTACGACCACTTTTCCGCAGTCACCGGGCGAGATACCGAGCGGGCAGGGGAGACCAACCCCAAGAACGAAGAGGAGATGGATTCCATGGTGGACACCCTCGCCTCCATGCCCAAGCCAGTGCGCGAGCGGGCCTACGCCTCGGTCGTGCTTGGGGCAAAAAAGGCCGGTCAAGACCCGAAGACATTCATGGAGCAGTGGGGAGAAAGCTGGAGCCGCACCCTCAACATGGTCCGCACAGGGGCGCTCACCGCACAGGAGATGTCAGCAGAATCCGACCTCCGCATGCTGGAGAACAAAGAAACTCCACCAGATTATTTCATTTCCAAATCCACGGGAGAAAAAATCCCGCTCGCCAACAGCGCCTTCCACGACGAGGCCGACCTCCGCAAGGTCACCCCAGAGGAGATCGCCGCCGATGCCGCCAAGGCCCGCCAGAAGGTCAAGCGTTTCGAGGTCATCCGCGAACTCAAGAATGTCGCTGACAATCAGTTTGACCCCATCGAAAAGATCAACAAGGGCGGGTTCCTCGGTTTCATGGAATCAATGGCCTATGGCTCGCCGCAAGGTCTGGCCTACACTGCCACGGCTTTAGTCCCATTCGTCGGTCCCTACCTCGCAGGGGCAGCTATGTTTTCCGACGAGTACGACCAACTCCGCAGCCAAGGGATGAATGTGGATCAAGCCATACAGGTCGGTAGCGTGAGCGCAGCCATCCAAGCTGGGATGGAGCGCACCGGCGCGAAGGCGCTCTTCGGTAAGCTCCCTGTCTTTGAGAAACTCATGCGTAAGATCGGCAACCCCGCTCGCGTGGGTAAAGCTGGCAGCGCGGGCGTGCGCTTCTTGACCGCCGCCACCGGCGAGCAACTTGTGGAAGGCGCTCAAGACCTCACCACCCCGCTGGTGCAGGATGTCGCCGAGGCGCTCGGAGCCGATGTGCCGGATGTGAAGTGGCAACCCATCCTTGAGAAATGGGAAGGGTCACGGCTTGATGTCCTCGCCGCATCGCTTCCTACCATCTTTTTTGGCACAGGCGTAGCCAGCTTTGCAGATAACAAACGCTTCGCCCAATTTGAGGAGCGCCAAGATATCTATCGCATGACAGGCATGGACGATGCCGCCATCAAAAAAATCGAGGACGGAAAAGACCTGGCCGAAGTGCAGCAAAATTTCCAGACCGAATTCGGTAAGCTCACCCCGGAGAATGTCAAAGCAGGCGTGTCCTACATAGAGGGAAAAATCACCTCCGCTCAAGAGCAGCAGCAAGACTCTAACACGCACACGCTCACCCGCGAAACCCTCGCCGATGGCAGCAAAAAGTTTGTCATCCGCGATCCCAAGGGCGAGGTCCGATACAGCACCGAAGACGCGCAGACCGCACAGATCGCCATCAGCGAACTCTTACGCAACCAGATCACCGGCACGACCCGTGGCATCTTTGAGTCCATGTCATTTTTGAACCGGTGGAATGAATCCATTGGTCGAGGCGAGGATATCCAGAAGTTCCTTTTGAGCGATGCTCCCCGCGACCTCCTCAACGAATACGAGGCCAACCCCACTGAAAAGAACCTCGATAACCTCTTCCAGACCGTAGGTACTATCGGGAAGGATATTTCAGAACCCGCCGAACTCGCCAACTTCCCTGTCCTTGCCAGCAACCAAGGTGTGCTTGCCGAGGGCATCTTCAAATCCGTGATCCGCATCTATGGTGGAGCGACCGGCGACAAAGTCGTGCGCGACTTCTCGCAGGATAACCTCAAGCGTGCCATCGCGGAGCAACGCATCACCATGGACTGGGTGCGAGAGAACCTCAACCAAGTCATCCCGCTCATCGATAGCGAGCGCATCACGGGCCACACTCTCCGCACCGAGACTGACACCGATGTCATCGAGTCATTTTCTGATGTCGCCTTGGCCTACATGACAGGGCGCATTCGCGAGGAGCAGATTCCCGCTGGGTTCCGTGGATTCCTGCGCCGGATGGCCATCGTCGTGAAAGACATCTACCGCCGCGCCTACAACCTCAAACGCGCCATCGCCGAGGGCAAGGTGGACGCCAACTTTGAATCCTTCCTCGCCGACTCGGTTGGCCTCAACCAGCAGGCGCGTGTCGATACCGCACGCGAGCGGGTTGCCAGTGATGTTTTGACTGATACCGGCGCGACCAACTACAGCATTGGGACAACGCCATTCAAGGGATGGTTCGGAGATTGGGAAAACGATCCGCAGACTTCCTCCAAGGTGGTCGATCAAGATGGGAAACCTCAAATCGTTTTCCACGGAACTCAAAGGCCGGATCGAGTGGGGGATCGCTTCCGAAAATCCCGCGCAACCTCTGGACCGATGGCTTATTTTACGAGTGATCCAGAAGTTGCTTCGTCTTACGCAACGGGAAAGATGGACACATCTATGGAGATGCCTTCCGACTACGCTGGGTGGTTCAAGTGGAAAGGGAAGGGAATGCGTTCGCCGGTCAATATCGACCAAGCATGGTGGAACCTATCGGAGGCAGAACGCGCCACCATCAAGGAGCGCATCTACACCGTGGGGTATTCCAACGCTGATGAATATACCGGCCCGATTGTTGCGGATTCCCAGAGCATCATGTCACGCGACAGCATCGACTACGAACTGCGCCAAGCTCGCGGTAATGCTCTCCGCGCCATGGTCGAAATGTGGCTTTCCAGCGGGTCACTTTTCAACCAAGAGGAAAAGTTTTTAGAAGTATTGCAAGCGGCGGGCGTCAAAGGCGCATCGCTGGACGATCCAAATTCGGTCCGGTCTGCGGTTTACCCTGTCTATCTTGACATCAAAAACCCTCTCGATACGGCAGACATCCCAACCGATGTCATTTCTGCTTTGGAACAAGCAGGGAAGCGCAAGCGGGCAAAGCAATCAGCGGGTAAAAATGCTGATTCATGGGACAAGAATACCATCAGCGGAAACGAGTGGATGGCCGCATTGAAAGAGGACATGGCCAAGGGATCGACACACGCATGGACACGCATTCCAGATTGGGTGACAGAAACCCTTTCGACTTTCGGTTACGATGGAATCAAAGACACCGGCGGCAAGCGCGGTGGCGTGCAACACCAAGTTTGGATTCCCTTCAACGAGACGCAGGTCAAATCCGCCACCGGCAATCGCGGCACATTCGATCCGACAAGCCCGAACATCAACTACAGCATCGGAAAAAAGAAATCAGCCGGAGGCATTCGCTTCGATGAGATTACCAAGGAAGACCCAAAACATGACGGCAGCAGGGTCGGCACTGCGTGGCAGGGCAAGGTCAAGCCCACAACGCAAGACACCAATGACGGCATAGCTACGATCAATGCAAAGGAACTTGAAAAGCAAATGGCTATGCTCACGCATTTTGTCGATGGGGTTCCTTTGCCAGAGTTCATCACCAAATTCCAAAACCCAGAGGAGAGGATGCGGGCCTTCATCGATTTCCAAAAGGGAAACCTCTTGGCCCTCTATGATGCATTTGATGATCTATCACACGACTATGTGATCCGCTCCACGCATTGGTATGATGGAGCAAGGTTACTCGCTGAAGGGATTCGTGACCTGTATGGGCTAACTATTGAGCAATCATCAGCCGTCATCGCGGTATTCAGCCCGATGAAGGATTGGTTCCAGAATGTGGCAATGGGTCAGAGGTTTGCCGATGTGATGGCTAACCACAAGAACACGCAGATTTCAAAAGCTACGGTGGGCAATGCTATGAGTGAGATGCTCACTGCCGCCGAAAACGAGAGCGATCTCCGCAAAGCATTTAAGAAGATCAAAGGCCGCTCTATTTCACAGCTTCTGGCCGACAAAACTGAGGAAGGAAGAAAAGTCACCGCAGTTGCCGTTCGGCTCATGTCAACACATGTGCATGGGCTGACGCATGATGTATTGTCTCCAGAAGGGGAGTCTCTTGGAATACGCAAAAACCTCAACGGCACAAACAAGAAGTTGGTGTGGCAATCTTATACTTTCATCGAAAAGGCGATTTCCATTTACGAGGACGGAAGCGCCAAAAACATTTCCAAGGTGCTGGGAACCGAACACAAGATTCGGAACTTCTACAACAACATCGTCGCCCCCACATCTCCATATGGAGACGCCACCGTGGACACTCACGCAGTGAATGCCGCCGTGCTTTTCCCGATGGGAAACAAGGGGTATTTGGTCAATCTAAACTTCGGTGGTGCGGGTGTGGCGGGTGGAGGCAACTCTGGAACCTATTGGCTCTTCCACGAAGCCCTGCGCGAAGCGGCTGCGGCTCGGAAAGTAATGCCTCGGCAGATGCAATCCATCACATGGGAAGCGATCCGTGGGCTGTTCACCGATGTCAAGAAGCGAGACAAGAACTTTGTTGCAAATATCGCCAAAATATGGCAATCTTCTCAAGATGCTAACTCTGCAAGAACTCAAATCATCAAGCTGGGAATCACTCCCCCAGAATGGGCCAGAGTGGGTAGCGCCAATTCGGGAATCCAAGGGAGCGTGGGAAAAAATGCTGGGCAGAACGCTAACTCCGCAGGAAGTGTTCAATCTGGAGTTCGACAAGGACGCAAGGGCGGAGATGGAAGCGGAGGAGTAAACTACTCCATAGCCAGCCAGTCGGAGATCGACCGGGTGAACAAGGCGCTGGGCGGCATGAACCGAGGCCCAGACGAGCGTCTCAAGGTCTACCAGCGGGCCAAGGCTAAATTCTCAAAGCTCATGGCGTGGAATTCCGACGAACTCGCCGCGATGGCCGACACCGGCTCCGACGACTCGCAAATCCGCCGCACGCAAATCCTACAAGCCCTCGGCGAACTCGACGGCATCCTCTCAGTCCTCCCGCCCGAAGTGCGCGGCAGGGTGGGTGGCTACACCAAGCTCGCCGGTATCGCGCCGATGGATGTCCTAAAGGATGGAGTGAAAATCAGCGAGGTCAGCGGGATGAAAGGGGCGCTGATCAGCGCGTGGATGGATCAAGGTTTGAACATTGGGCAAGCCGGGAAGAAAGTGGATTTCCCTCCGGGCTACGAGGCCACCGAGAATCTCTCCACCAAGCGGGCCGACAAGAGCATCGCCGACTTCTTCCGCGACCGCATCAAACGCATGGACACCGAACTCGAAAAGGTGCTGGTGCGCGAATACACCGAGGCCATCACCAAGGTCGTGAAGCAATCCCGCCCGAAGGCCGGTGACAACGGAGTCCGCAAATCCACGCTGGGAGCCGAGACGCAGAAGTTCGCCGATACGGTCCTCCGCGCTACGCTCCTCGATGACGAGGCTACTGCCAAGCGCATGGCCGAGATCGAGGCTGCGCTCACCCTGCCGGACGCTACCGCCGAAGACATCTCCGCTCTCTCCGAAGAGTGGTCGATCCTCAACACTTTTGGAGACCTCGACAACCGATCCTCCGAGACGCTCGCGCAGGGACTCGATTGGCTCAAGGGACAATTCCAAATGGGCCGCGAAGCGTGGCGCATAAAAGAGCAGGCCCGCATCGATGAACAGCGTGCGCGTAACGCAGCGACCATCGAATGGCTCGGAAAAGGCACAGCAAAAAAACGCAACGCCACCAAAACCAAATCCGAACTGGCAAGCGATCTGGCGAACCACTATTTGCTTTCACACGCAAACTTTGAGCAGTTCGTCACCGCAATCTTCCCGCCGGAAATTGCAACAAAATGGTCAGACCGACTCCGCAAGGCCGATGAAGCTTCGCAAGCAGCGGAAATCCGTGATCGCAAGGGCATCATCGATGCCGTCCGGGCAGGAGCAAAGGCTGCGAACATGTCAACCGCTGATGCCATGCTCTGGCTCAAGGCCGACCAGAAAAATGCCGTCTCATACCTTGAAGGCCGCAAGGTCAAGGACGAGCGCATTGCCATCGACCTCGCTCAAAAGATCGTCACCGGCGAGGCCGACCGAAGCAAGCTCACCGACTCCGATGTGGAGACCCTCCGCAACGAACTCGCCGCACTCCCTGCCGACACGCAAAAGGAATTCGTCACCATCAAGCGTGTCATCTTCCGTGGTGAGGATGTGAAGCTCGACATGTCCCGTGGCAAAGCAATGCAGTATTTGCTCTCATGGAATCAGCCAGACGTCCAAATTAAGATGAGAAAAGAAGGGTGGACCGATGATAGTGCAGCCGACCTCAAGGCGCTCGTCAACGACCCCGTATCCCGCGAGGTCATGGCCTACGCCAAGGAACTCTACGGCAAAGGCGCAGGCATCGTGAATCCAGTCTATTCGCGGATGTTCGGCATGAATATGCCGCAAGTGAAAAACTACGCCCCAACACGCTTCATCAATGCCAAGGACACAAAGGATATCGGCCTCGATGGGTCACCGTCCTCCACTGGCACGACTCCCGGCTTTGCAAAATCCCGTGTCACGCACTCGGCTAAGATCGCGCCAGAAGATGCGCTCAATGTCATGCAGGGTCACATCGCGCAACAGGCCCATTGGGTCCACTTCGCCGAACTCGCTCGCGAATTCCGCGCCATCCTTTCCAACCCGGAGGTTCGCGAATCCATTAAACAAACCCACGGAGAAAGTGTGCTAAAGGATGCCGAACTTTGGGCCGACCAAATGGAACAACGAGGCGGCAACAAGGCCCGCGAATCCACATGGATGAACACCATCCTCGGCACGGTCCTGTCCGGCAAAGCGGTTTCCTCGCTGGGATTCAACCTCAAGACGCTGGCTATGCAGTTGGACAACAGCATTCGGTTCGGCCTCGCTCTCGACATGAGTCAGATTGTTTCTGCGCTATCCAACCCATCGACAATCGTAGAAGACATCCAAACCGTCTGGGAATCGGAGGCTATCCAAAACCGGCTCCAAGGTGGAGCGACTGCCGAGGCAAAATTCCTCTTCTCTCGCTACGCAGGAAAACCGAACTTCGCAGCGAAGATTGCCGAGGCATCGATGACTCCAATCAACTGGATGGATTCAGCCGCGACATCGATTTCCTCTGCCATCGTTTACCGAGCCAACCTCATCGATGCGCTAAAAGCGGGAATGCCGGAACAACTCGCCAAACAGACTGCTCTCGATGCCGCCAGTAAAGCCATTTACCAATTCGCGCAGCCGGTCAGTTTCGGTCAGAAAAGCATCATCGAAAACAACGGCAATGTGATGGCCAAAATGTTTTTCCTGTTCATGTCTGATGCACGATTAAAAACCGCCGTCCTCGCCGATGCCGCTCGCGGACTGGCTACAGGGAGTGGTGACAAGGGAACACACATCCGCCGAATCCTTGCCATCGAAACCATGGCCGTGCTTTCCCATGTGGTCTCCAGTGCATTCCGTGATGGTCTATCGGATGACGACGATGAGGAAATCTGGAACCTCGGCGGATTTGCCAAGGCCATTCTCCTCGCCCCGCTGCAAGGGTACTTCTTCGCAGGTACTCTCGGTGAGCTTGCCATTTCAAAACTGACAGGGCAGAAAACTTTCAACAGCACCACGCAAAATCCATTACTCTCTGCCATGGAGCAGGGGGTGCGGGCGGGGAACAATCTAGAAGACGCCTTCGACCTCGACGACCCAGACGCTATGTTCAAAGAGTGGAACAACATCTTCCGCTCGATGGCGCTCTCGCCAGCAATGGCAGCGCCAGCCGTACTTCTGAACATGGTCAAGCCGGTCATGGGACTCTACGAAAACGCCAAAACCGAAGATTGACACATTACCTGTTTTGACTGATACCAAATCAACATGATAGCACTATTCTACATATTGGATCGTCTCTCGGAGAACTCGACGTGGAGGGGGATAATTTTGCTTTGCACGGCAGCAGGTTGCCAGTGGTCTCCAGAGTTCCAGAACCAAATAATCGCGGCGGGTCTCTCGCTTGTCGGGGTCATAAACGTGCTACGCAAAAAGTGACCGCAAAAACGCTTGCCTTCTGGATGGTGGTCTTCGCCTTCGCTTGTCTAGGCATGGCGTTCCTCACCAGTTGCGTCAGCGTTCCAGTCCCGCCATTCGGGGATCGCATCGGCGAGATGGGGAGTCTGCAATTTTCGCTTGGAGTCAAATACCTTCCCGCAGTCCAACCAGACCGACCCGGAGACGCCAACCTCGCATTCGCGTGGCAGAAATTCGGCGAAGCCAAAGCCCTCAAGGACAAATGATTTTTATAATTATACCAATACTGGTGGTCGGTTACTTCATTTGGGACGCTCGGAAGGATATGGAATGAACCAACTCCTCGCAGAAATCGCCGCATCGCAAGTCGGAGTCCGCGAAGTGGGCGGCAACAACAACGGCGCAGCGATCCGCAACTTTCAGAAAGCGACCAACCTCAAGCCTGCCGATTGGCCATGGTGCGCGGCATTCGTTGACTGGTGCGTGGCTCAGTGGCTCGACAAGCCCGGCGTCCGCGAGTGGCTCCACCTCAAGGTATCCACGCCGGAGGAATGGCGACCCAAGACGGCTCTAGCCTACGGAATGCTCGACTGGGCCAAGGCCCGCCCGAAGACCGCCATTATTTTACACGACCGTGAGTGGGCAAAACCGGGCGACATCGTGGTCTTTGACTTCTCGCATGTCGGCATAGTGGAATCGGATTCCGGTCACCAGATCGTCACTCTGGAGGGAAATACAAATGGGCGAGGGGAGCGAGACTCGGAATCGGGAGACGGGGTTTGGCGAAAGGTACGGCAGAAATCCATCGCCAGAAATTTCATCCGCATACGCCCTGTTGTTTAAATAGTCGCGTTCCCGCAGAGAGCGAGAATCGCGTTCCGTAAGTCGTTGATCAATTACTTGCAAAAAAGCATCAAAAACTTACAAGAGGATTGGCACAAGCTGGCACAAGCAATTCTAAACAACTGCTAAACAACGTCCCAAACGCGACTCAAAATCTCGTTCAGCAATGAGTGTCGGTTCGATCCCGACCGCCGGTAATCTCTTCAAGATGAACCCGCAGATGCTCTCTAATACAGACTCTGCGGGTTTCTTGTGTCTGGACTCTGCGAGACTCTTTTTTACTTGTTTGGACAAATAAAGGTTGAAGATTGGGCACAAGTGGCACAAGCTATGTCCAGTTATGACTCATCAAGTTACGTTTGATAAGACTCGCCGCACCTCACCGTGGAAACTTGATATCCCAGCAAAGGTGGCTGGGCGGCGGTTGCGGTACTTTTATCAGACCGAAGGACAGGCATGGTCTGACGCACCTCGCATTTTAAAGCAACTACAAAAGGGAGGTCTCGATTCGCTGGAGGAAAAGGACGGTCCATCGCTGGCCGGTGCTGCGAAAATCTTCATGCCACTTTTTCTCAACAAATCGAAATCCCATCGCGAGAAGGTGGAGAAAGTGTGCGGATGGTTGTCGCGAGATTTACGCTGCCCGCTGAAGGCGGTGACTCCAATGATGATGGTGGAGTGGTTCGGCAAGCTCAAAGGGTCGGACACGCAGAGAGCCACGGTCTACCGATATGTGCGACTCTTCTTCAACTGGTGCGTGAAAATGGACCTTCTCGATAAGTCTCCGTTTCGTGCGGTGGACTGCCCAAAGCCGAGATCGCGGAAGGGCATTCTTAATGCCGATGAGATGAGGGCGCTCCTCGATGCGGAGATGAGCGACTTGATGCGGGCGTCGATCTTGCTGGGCGGGTTCGCGGGACTGCGGAGCATCGAGGTTCAGCGGATGAACTGGGAGGACATCGATGTGAAGGCGGGGCAGGTTTATGTTCGCCCGGAGGTCTCAAAGCAACATGACGGGATGATGGACCGGATCGTGGATTTCACGGAACCGATGAAGAAGCGGAAGAAATTTTTCATTGGAAAGAAGGGACGCATTGTTCCGGGGAGTGCGCGTGCATTCTACGAGGAGCGCAGAAGGTTGGCCGCGCAACTAGGCTGGGATGGGTTCCCAGAGAATTCGTTGAGGCATTCGTTTGCGACCTATCATTTGGCGAAGTGCAAGAGTCCAAATCTGACTGCCTTCCAGATGGGGCATTCCAACTCGGCGATGGTGCAACGTGTCTACGCTGTTCCCGCTGCCAGAGCGGATGAGAAGGCGTGGTGGAGGATTTAATTATGCCGTACCAAGACAAGAAAATTCAGAAGAAATTCATGGCTCGGCAGTACAGGACGAAGTACGCCACCGACCTCGCTTTCAAGAATGCCGAGGCGAAACGGAAGTCAGATTGGTATCAGAAAAATCGGGAGCGTCTCATTGCAAAAGTCCTTGAAAATAGAGCAAACCAAAAAAAATAAATTCGCCCGCAGAGATAGTATCTATGCGTGTGTCAATAGAAAAGTTAGGGGCAGGTGATCACCCCATAAAAAATAATTATTGTGAGGTTATAGTAACCTAGAGTAGAAATTTTTTCGTCATGCCTAACCAACACGCCACCGATAAAGAAGTAATTGGATTTTACATCCCAAGAACACTTGCTCGTCGCGTTCGCAAAGCCGCGAAATCGCGTGGGTTGACGATAACCGCTTTCATTGAAGAAATTCTTACTCATGCCACACGCAACACAGAACTCACCCCAGACGACTACATCGCAATCGCGCAAGCAACAAAAGATGCAGTTCAGCGTCAGACTACCAAGGGAGATAGTCGAGCGAGTAAGGGTGGCAGCGTCAAAAAGCAAAAGACCAGTTAGTCGCCAAGTTGAGTTTTTTTTGGAGGCGGTTTTAGTAACCTGTGTCAATGTTACACTTACATGTCTGTGTCTTTAATTTTTTTTCCAAAAGGTTTTAGTAACCCATATACAATATGACAACAAATGATGAGATAACGACAACGGAGGCGGCGAGCCTCATGGGGGTATCGAAGAAGACGATCTACCGCCTGCTGGAATCTGGCGACATCGAAGCGTCGAAACCTTTCGGAAACCGAGTCGGTCACCGCATCTCGCGGGCCGTGCTGGAGAACTGGTATCGCCGCCGCAAAATCTCCACAACGAACAGGAGGGCTAAGTGAGCGACCCCGCCTACGTCTGCCGATCCATCGGCTACTTCCTTGATTTCCTTTTTGCCGTTGGCCCGGCGCTCGCATTGGTCGCGGTCGCATGGAGGGTGTCGAAATGAGCGCCACGTTTGGCCTCGCTCTCGCAGTCCTCACGCTCGGTTCCTGCTACGCCAGCTATCGCTTGGGACAGGCTGACATTCTCGCGAGGTATCGCCGCCACGCCGAGCGCAAGCGCCGGTGGAGAGAATTTGAAGATTTCGAGGACTGATCGTCCTCACCACAAGAAAAGCGCCCCGAAGGACGGCAATCCAACGGGGCAAGTTAAACCACAAGAAAAGCAGTAATAACAACATGAGTAATAATACACAACTAGCACAAGTCAACATTCCGTTATCGGAAATGCAGGAGATGGCGAAGATCGGCGTTGAGTCGAATTTCTATGGATTCAAAAAGTCGGAGGCGCTCGTTTTGATGCTGATCGCGCAATCGGAGGGAAAGCACCCCGCTACGGTATTCAGCCAATACCATGTGATCCAAGGTCGCCCCGCATTAAAAAGCGATGCGATGCTCGCTCGGTTCCAACAAGCTGGAGGAAAGGTTGAGTGGCACACGCACACCAATGAAAAGGTGAGCGCGACATTCATCCATCCGCAGGGTGGTTCTTTGACCGTGGATTGGGACATGCAACGAGCCAAGGAGGCGGGGTTGACTGGCAAGGACAACTACAAGAAGTTTCCCCGTCAGATGCTGCGGGCGCGGGTGATCAGCGAGGCCGTCCGTGCGGTTTACCCCGGAGTCCTTCAAGGCATGTACACCCCGGAGGAGGTTGGTGAGTTTGATGCGCCTAGAACAGCGCCACGCTCGGTGAAGGCCGAACCGGTGGTGATCGAGCAGGTCATCGAAGCGGCGGTGGTGGTCGAGCCTGTTGCAGTTCCTGCGACACCTGTCATCGAGGCTGAGGTATCATTTGATACCGCACCGAACTGGTCGGATGAGTTGGAGAAGGGCATTTTCGAGCATGAAGCGAAGGTGAATGCGTACCTTTTGTCCGAGGGGGAGATCACTGAGGGGCAAACTTTCCGTGACATTCCGGCAGGGGTTTATCGCAATCGCGTTTTGGCTAACCCAACCGGATTTTTAAAGGCCGCTATCAAGGTTAAGGAGGTCGCATAATGAGCTCGACGATCCGTCACTCCGCTCTGGACAAGCTCGATCTCTGTCCTTGTTTTGAATCCAACCCTATATCCGGTCCTGCGGCAGAGCGCGGGACGAGGATGGATTTGGCCTTCCGTGGTCTTCTCATGGGCGAGCGCCAGCCATTTTTGGCGCTCTCCGACTTGGAGCAGGACTCGGTCATGTGGGCGGTCACGACTGCCAAGGATTTGGCGCAGGGTCATCCGATCATCAGCGATGAGTCGCAACTCAAGGTTGTGACTCCGCACCTCTCCCATGTGGGAACCGAGGATGCGCGGGTCGAGGCGCTTTGTTTGAGCATGGATTTAAAGTCGGGCCAGCCACGTTCGTATCATAAGCAGCAGAGTGCCTATGCCCTTGGCAACATGGCGCGGGAATTCGTGAATGAGTGGGAGTGCGTGTTGCTCTTTTGTGACCAGCAGGAGGTTGTTCACTACACCTACACCTACGAGGAGGCCGAGCAATGGGTTAAGGGGATCGTGGATAAAGCGAACGATCCGAACCGACTGCCTTGCGCGAATGAGTACTGCTCATGGTGCGTGAAGAAGGACCGCTGCCAACAGGTCGTCGAGCCGGTCGTGCAGACGCTGGCGGTGGTGGAGTCGGAGGTCTCATTGGCCGAGGTGCGGCAGAACGTCCTCGCCGATCCAGATCGCTTGGCGAAGGTTTTAAAGGCGGCATCGATTTTCGAGAAGGAGTTTCTCAAGCCACTCAAGGATGCGGCAAAGCAACTCCTGCTCGATGGCGGGTCGCTACCCGGATGGAAGCTACAGCACCAGACCGGCAGCGAGTACTTCGACAGGATCGCAATCGTGTCGGCAGCGGTGGCAGGCAAGAGCGGACTCGATGATTTGGTGACCGCGATGGGCGGCGACATGGGCGGCAAGGCGTTCCGCGAATGGAATGAGAAGATGAGACTGCCGGTGCAGGAACAGCATGCCCAACGAAAGGGCGATATCGTCAAGCTCGTCGAGGACAAGAAAGCGAGGGCGCTCAAATGAGATCACTTTGGCCAGAAGAGGAGGAGTTGAG